GGCAGACTTCTTGTACATGCCTCGCACAATGATGAACCTTGATAGGTTGCTTCATGAGAGCAGTAAGAATGCTTTCGAGTTTGCAATGCCCATACCAGCATATGTCAAGACATTCCAAGGATATCAGAATGGAATGGAGATGCTGACAAAGTTCGGTGTCAGAGCATCTGATGAGGTGACACTTGTTATCTCGCGCTCTGTGTGGAATACTCAGTATGCTCCATTCGTCAAATCATACTACAACGCAAAGGCAGGTCGACCTACCTCTGACGATCTAAAGAATCTAGAGGGTGAGACATCCAGACCCAAAGAGGGCGACTTAATCTACTTCCCTTTTGATGATGGTATCTTTGAAATCAAGTATGTGATGTTTGACCAACCCTTCTTCCAGTTGGGTAGAGGTTATGTCTATGAACTGATGTGTGAGAAGTTTGAGTTCTCTGGTGAGAGTTTCGAGACTGGTTACGAGGAGATTGATCAGGCGAAGACACAACCAGATTACTATAGAATGGAATTCACTCTGGAGGGTGACGGCACAGGTGCTTTCCTGTCAGATGAAAGAGTAAAGATTACTGATTTCACTAACCTGATTGATTTGACTACAGAAAATTTTGATGGATTGGAAACCGAGCAAAGAGATCAGTTAGTTGTTGATGAAGTATTCAAACTGTATAAGGATGAAGGATATCTTGAATCTGTAGAGCAAGTCTTTGCTACGGTAACAGATTTCAATCTACCTGGACGTAAGTTAGTTGTTAATGATCTCACAAATCTAGATCCAGATCAGGTAGATAAATCTGATTACCTAGTTGATATCAACAAGTTTGATACCGTAGTCATTGAAGGACTTGAGAGTGGTGCCGTATGGGTATCAATTAAGGCAGGAGAGCATGAGACTGCCTTCAACGACAACCAGATTATTCAAGATGAGTTTGATGACATCAAGATCATCGATGACCCATGGGATGAGAACCCATTTGGGTTTGTATAAATACTAATATATTCTACCATATATCATGTACGGAAGGTATCATTATCACCAGATATTCCGTAAGAGTATTATCGCTTTCGGTACGCTCTTCAACAATATCATTGTGAAGAGAAAGGATCCAAAGAGAAAGGAGAAGGATGCTCTAGAGAGCTACAAAGTTCCTTGTCTTTACGGTCCATATCAGAAATATCTGGCAATGATTGCCAGTGAACCCAATGCTGCCAGGCAAGAGATGCAAATCTCACTGCCTCGTATCTCCTTTGAGATTAAGGGTTTGAATTATGATGGTTCCAGGAAACTGGTACCCACTCAGTTCTCTAAGACTGTACCTCCAGAAGGTGCACCTAAGACTGGACAACCTATTCAGTATACCCAGTACCTTCCTGTTCCATATAACTTGGAGGTAGAACTTGCTATTATTTCTAAGAACCAGGACGACGGACTCCAGATCCTCGAGCAAATCCTCCCCAACTTCCACCCCTCCCTCAACGTCTCCATCGAAATCATCGACGAGACACACGAAGAGAGAGATATCGCCATTGTTCTTAACGGGGTGGGTTACACTGATGATTATGAGGGTGATTATTCACAGAGAAGGACTCTAATCTGGACGCTCAACTTCACAGTGAAGACTTACCTCTTCGGTCCTGTGGATATCTCCAAAGACATTCGCAAGATTACTTTGGATTACCGTACAGATATTGTCAAGCGTCCCGCAGAGGTACGCTATACAGCAGAGGTGAAGTCGACGGACAAACCTCCCAAACCCAGAGATCAAATCGATCCCGCTCGCGACAATTACAAAATCGTTGAGCAGTATCAGGATCTCTTTAATGATGACCAAGATTTCTTTGGGCTAAACGAATGAGTACTTTCGATTCCCTCAACGATACCTTTGACGTCTCAGCAGAGATTGTTAAGGTAGAGGAAGAACCTACTACAAAACCCATCAAGAGAAATAAGAAACCCCTTATTATCTCTGACAAGGGTGAGGACAAGGAGAAAGACTATCAGTACGCTAGAGCACAAATCTATGACATTGTTGAGAAGATGCAAGAGTCTCTCAACGGGGCTTTGGAAGTCGCTCAACAAAGTGATCATCCAAGAGCCTATGAGGTGGTATTCCAAGGTGCTAAACACACCGCCGATGCTGTAGAGAAACTTCAGGATCTTCATAAGAAGATGGCTGATGTTGAGAGTGAGGTAGAGAAAGCTCAGGTGAATCAGACACAGAACAACATCTACATGAGTGGTTCAACAGCTGATCTTATCAAGATGCTCAAGGAAAATAAATAAAACTAAAACAATGAAATCATTCGAAGAGTTTAGGCAAGAGCAACAGCAAGATCTTGAGGAAGGCTTGCCTCTCTTGNGTCTTGGAACTGCTGCTAAATGGTTGGGCGGTAAGGCANTTGGTGATGCCATTTGGGGTGCTGTTAAAGGCACTGCAAAAGGTGCCGGTAACGTTGTTAAGAACACCGCAGGTAAAGCTGTTAGTGAAGTTGGTAAGACAGCGAAGAAGACTTGGGGATGGTGGAGACAACAAGATTGGTAATCAAAAGGGAAGTGATGAACGTGGTTTAAAATCCAGTAACTAAATAAAACATAGTCAAAGCTAAAAATGGCACAAGTATTTTCTGACGATAGTATCCGTAGGATTCGCGAAACTACCCTCACAGAGGGTATTGATAAACTGCGTAGTAGAATTCGTAACGTTGAGGTTGAAGTTCCTTCTCAGATTGAAGAGAAGAAAACTGTAGATCCAAAGTATACGAAAGAGGACATTGCTAACTCTATGGTTGGCATTTACAGGGATAAAATCAAAACCTGTAAGTGATACACCTTACAATAAGCAACTACCTACACATGATCCTATCGATAGAAGTAAAGAGAAAGAGGAAGCAGATACTATTGCCAAGAGAGCAAACATTAGAGCACTATCAAACTCACTAGCAAATATTAGAAATGGTGGACTTGCAGGCCCTACCACAGAGTTCACGCCTAGCGCTAATGGGGATGTCAATCCTGGTAGATCTGGCAATTATAATGCTCTTGTTGTGGCGTGGCACGGAGATGACTCTGGAGGAGTATGAGGAAGAAATCAATAATAGAATGGAAGCTTGTTGGGCTGGTTATAAGAAGAAAGGTATGAAGACAATGTTTGGGAAGAAGTATCCAAACTGTGTCAAGGAAGAAGAGCAAGTAATTGAGAGTGATGTAGTTGATGAGCTCAAGGATAAACTGGTAGAGATGGATAGTCATAGCTGGCAATCCATTGACAAGGTGATGAGAGCTCTGGCTAAGGAGCACGACATTACTCCTAAGGAACTCCACAAGCAATTCAAGGCTGAGTCCAACGGGATGATTCCTGATGACTGGGCTAAGAAGTATGCCATCAGAGAAGAGTGTGGATATATGCCNTTGAGTGAGGCTGTTGCCCTCAATAAATTGGGTAATGTATATGAAGTCTCTCTGATGTGGAGAGCACACACCAGACGTCTTAAGTTCTTTTGGCCTGAGCTTGGTGAAGCTAGTCAGGAGGATATGCAAAGAGCCGTGGATATGTTCTATCCTGGTGGTAAGCTAATCTCTTTCTATAAGTCCCTCAATCCAGGTGATAATCAGACAAACTTTATGGTGGTTGTTCCTCCTCTGAGAGAAAGTGTATGGCTTCCAGAGAATGCCTGGGTACAACTCTCCGATGAAGAGAGTGCCGCATACGGTATCATCTGTGCGGAGGAAGGAGAACCAGTTTCACCTCCTATGCTGAGTGAAGACTTTGATGGATTCACTTTGATTGTTGAGGATCATGACACAGGTGAGGAAAGAGAAGTCATCTATGAGAAAGGTAACCTCCACGCTTGGTTTAACAAGTCGAAGTCGAAGGATGGTAAACCAGGTTGGGTTCAATCTGATGGTTCTACCTGCGCTAGAAAGCCAGGACAAACCTCAGCTCCTAAGTGTTATTCTTCTCAGAGACTTGCTGGACTAAAGAAATCTGACTCTGGTAGAAAGAAGATTGCTTCTGCTGATGCACGTAAGAAGTCACAAGATAGTGGGCAATCTTCTAAGAGTGGTGGTGCTAAACCAACATACGTAAGAACCTTTAAGGACAGCAAGGATCTTAAGAAACATCCATCTGGTGATAGCTATAAGGATACCAAGGAATCCTTTGAGGATATCGAAGTTCCCACTCTCTGGGGTGTATGGCCTTCGGCATATCAAGTAGGTGAGGTTGTCAGACTTAATGAGGATGATATGAAGGGCATGACTGTTAAGTCTGGACACAAGAGAAGTGTTGATCAAGGTGCTGGTTTAACTGAGAAAGGTGCAGCAGCATACAGAGCAAAGAATCCTGGTTCCAAACTGGGAACTGCCGTAACCACACCTCCCAGCAAACTGAAAGCCGGTTCCAAGGCAGCAGGTAGACGTAAGAGCTTCTGTGCTAGGTCCCGTGGTTGGAATGGTGAAAGAGGTAAAGCAGCTAGAGCAAGGTGGAACTGCTGATGAAAACTTACAAAGAACTAATTCAGGAAGCTGATCAAAAGTTGTCAGACGACGCTCTTCCTCATGATGTAGCAGGGCATTTTATTAAAAATCTACCATCTAAAGGTGGTGGATTTAAACCACAAAAGTTTAATTTGAAACCCCTTCCTCCTCGTAGAGGTAGGGTTTAATGGATTTTGTCCCCAGTGTGAACGCGATGGTTGGTATCCTGATGTTTGCTGTAGCAGGATACATCTGGTATATTATTAAGGAGGACAATGATGGCACAGGACACAGCTTATAAACAGAATCCACTCCTCAAACAGAGGGGTGTACAGATTGACTTTACCAAGGATCAGGTAAAGGANNTNATTAAATGCAGTCAAGATCCAGAGTATTTCCTGTCAGAGTACATCAAAGTTATCTCACTGGATGAAGGTATCATTCCTTTTCATCCATATCCATTCCAACAGAAGCTAATTGATAGCTTCCATAACAATAGATTTACCATCTGTAAACTGCCTCGTCAGTCTGGTAAGTCTGTGACGGTTACTGCCTA